TTGCACCAGTAGGAACATTTAAAACATTATCAAACACAAGTTTCTTAAAACGATTTGTTGGTAGTGCAGCATTTACTTCGGCTTTATATGCACCAGAAGAATTTTTAATATCTTCTCAAAACGAAGGAAGAAGTGAACTTTCTCATACTTTAATTCCATTAATGGGAGCAGCTTTAATAGGTGGAACTGTTGGTGGTTTATTTGGAAGAAACATTGCAAAAGGAATGAATCCAGCTAGTGAATTTGCTGAAGAAGGAGAAGAAGGCATTTTTAGAAGTGCTGGTGCTATGGTAAACCCAGAAAGTCCTGCCGTTATTAAAAGCATGATGAACGCTGAAGCTTTGGAAACAACTGGTATTGGCATTGAGAAAATGCCCTGGAATCCAGTAACAAGATTAACGGCAAGTTTTAATTTAACCTCAAGGAAAATAGCCGCCCAATTAGTTGATATGGGAGGAATGATACAGAAAAAAGTTAGAGGTGGTAAGGTTACTGGCGAAGAAATGGAACAGTCAGTTGAAACAAATTTTAGAACACAATATTTAAGCAAGTTACTAGATGGCATAAGAGCATCAGATGAAGCCTATCTTGCTTTTAGAGGTGTAGTTGCTAAAACGGGAGATATTGGTCGTTCACTTCAAATGATTGGTCAAAAAGGTTCTGATTTTATTAAACGCAGTCAAACCTTATCTGAATTTGGCTTTCGTGAAAGAGTTGCAAAAGCTATGAGAAATGGAGATGTTGATGAAATAGCTGATTCAGCATCGACATATGTTAATCAAGCCGCAACATCTTATCGCAAAGTCTTAAATCATATTAAAGAACAAGCTGAAGAAGTTAAGTTATTTGAATTAGACATGCAAAAAGCTATAGCTGGATTAAAGAAAAGAATTGCAGATGGCACGGCAGATGCTTCTGAGTTAGTTAAAGCTGAAGCAAGGCTTGTTGAATTAAGACAGACTGGTGTTTTAGTTAATACGGCTAAAGGATATGTGCCAAGAGTTCCAAGAATTGATAAGATCATGGCTAATGAATCTAAGTTCATAAGTAAAGTTAGCAATTGGGCTCAAAGTCATTTTGGTGTTTCAAAAGCCAAGGGTGATGAGTTTGCACAGGCTAGGTTGATTGATTATACAAAAAGCAAGCCTTTTTACAGTCTTGATGAAGGCACTACTCAAATTGATTGGATTACGAATGCAAGTGGAGCAAAAGCCAGATCATTTGAAATACCTGACAAAATTATAGAAGAGTTTTTAGAAAACGATATTGAAGTCTTAATTAGGCATCACACAAAAACAATGGGAGTGGATATAGAATTAACAAGGAGATTTGGCGATGTTTCTATGTCTAAAATTATTCAACAAATTACAGAAGAGTATGAGGGTTTAATAAAGAAAGCCCCCACTACTGCTGAGAAGCAAAAACTATCTAAAGGTTTAGCAGATGATTTGAGAGATGTAAGAGGTTTAAGAGACAGGGTTAGAGGAACATACGGAGCTTCCAAAGACCCTCATCAGATGAGTAGTCGTTTTGTAAGACAGATGAAATCATTTAACGTCCTTGTTGGAATGGGTGGTGCGGCAATATCATCAATACCAGATATTGTTAGACCAGTTATGGTTGAGGGACTTCGCAATGTCTACGATCATGGTTTTAGACATATGTTTAAAGGTATGAAAACAACGTTTAAACAAATGCAAACAAAAGAATTAAGACAAGCTGGGATAGCCGTTGATGCTGCTTTGGGTCTTCGTGCTAGTTCATTCTCTGATATGGGAGATTTATTTGGTAGCAGATTTGCTATGGAAAGAGCTTTAGGGCAATCAACTGGGATATTCTTTTTATTAAATGGTTTGAATTACTGGAACCAAACTATGAAAGAAATATCTGGTAATATGATTAGTTTAAGAATGACTTCAGCTATTATGCAAGATTGGACAAAGTTAAGTAAAACAGACAGACGTAAGTTATTATCTAATGGTATTGGTGCTGAAGATCATAAAAGCATGAATGAAATGATAAAGAAGTTTGGGATTAAAGAAGACGGAGAATGGTTGCCTCAAACTGATTTATGGACAAATGCTTCATCAGTTAAAAAGTTTCGTAATGCTTTAAATCAATCTGTTGAGAGAACTATTATAACACCTGGAGCTGGAGATAGAGCTTTATGGACATCTACTGAGTTTGGATCATTAATTACACAGTTTAAAGGTTACGGGCAAGGTTCAATGGTTCGGTTATTAACTGCTGGATTACAAGAGAAAGATTCTGCATTTTGGCAAGGTGCTTTTTTAATTGTTGGTTTGGCTTCAATGGTAAATGAAATCAAAAAGAAACAATATGGCATTGATAAAGAGCAATCTTATCCAGAGTTATTAGCAGATGCCGTTGATCGTAGTGGTGTATTAGGTTGGTTTACTGACGTAAATAATAGCATTGAAAAGCTTTCTGATTACAGATTAGGTTTGCGACCTGCCCTTGGTAAAAAACAAGGTTATTTGCCTTTTGGTGCAAAATTAGGATCTATATTTGGACCTGGTGCTAGTAATTTAACAACTTTTGGAGGTGTTGCTACTGACATAGTTACTGGTGAAGCTGACGATAAAACTTTAAGAAGTGCAAGGTTTATAACTCCTGGAGGAAACTTGCCTTATCTTGATCCTATATGGGACGAAATAATGGCGGCAAAGTGATGTGAATTAACAAGAAGGTGCAATATGAGTAAAGGTATAATATGGCTACTATCTCAATTGCGGACAATGATGCACGAATACAACATAGTATAGGTTCTGGTGGGAATACTGCTAACAGTACCACATATGCTATTGATTTCCCCTTTTTTGCATTAGATGATATCGATGTAACTATTACAACTGCGGTGGGTGTTGACACAGTTTTATCAAGGGGGTCTGGAGCAGGAACATTTGCTGTATCAGGAACGTCTGTTGATGACGGGTTTTCTGGTGGTTCTATAACGTTAGGATCAGTTTACACAAGTGTTACTGTAACAATCACAAGAGACATACCTATAGCAAGAACAAGTGATTTTGCCACATCAGGTCCTTTTAATATATCAAGTTTAAATACTGAATTAGATAAAGTCTATGCAGTTATTCAACAAGTAGAAACAAATAATGTTCGATCATTAACAATGCCTGATTCAGATGCTTTATCGGCTATTACATTACCAGGTCAAACGGCTAGGCTTGGAACTGTTCTTGGCTTTAATGCTTCTACTGGTCAAGCTGAAGTTGGACCTACTATAGCTAACGTTAATTCTTTATCAGCAATTACGGCTAACATAAATACTGTTGGTGGTATTTCTGCCAATGTAACTACAGTAGCTGGAATATCGGCTAACGTAACAACTGTTGCAGGGATTTCTAGCAATGTTAGCACGGTGGCTGGAATATCGGCAAATGTTACTACAGTAGCTGGTAAAGCTAGTTTAATATCATCTGCTTTTGCAAGTGGAATGTCTTTAGTAACAAGTGATTTTGTAACAGATGCAAATGCGTTAAATACAAGTGCTATTATTGAAGATATGGGTCTTTTAGCCACATCTACTGTAATAGAAGATATGGGATTACTTGCAACATCAGCTAACGTCACAGTTATGGGCGTATTAGGTACAAGCGACAATGTAACTGCAATGGGTAAGCTTGGTAATGATACGACAGTTGCAGACATGGCTATACTTGCTACAGATGCAATCGTTGCAGACATGGCTATATTAGCAAACTCTACTATTGTAGATGACTTAGCAATTTTAGCTACAAGTGACATAGTTGTTGACATGGCTTTGCTTGCTACAAGTGCAAACGTAACTGCAATGGGTCATTTAGGCACATCAGGAAATGTTACAGCTATGGGTTTACTTGGTACAAGTGCCGTTGTGACTGACTTAGGATTACTTGGAACTTCTGCTGTTGTAGAAGACTTATCAATTTTAGCTACATCAGCCAATGTAACTGCAATGGGATTGCTTGGAACAAGTGCAGTTATTGAAGATATGGGATTGCTTGGTGTAGCGGCAGTTATAGAAGATATGGCATTACTTGGTGTTGCTGGTGTAATCGAAGATATGGGAATATTAGGCACAAGTGCTAACGTAACTGCAATGTCTAATGTTAGTGGCTCTATTGCCAACGTAAACACAGTAGCTACTAATATAGCTTCAGTTAATAACTTTGCAGACGTTTATCGTATAGCTTCCTCTGCTCCTAGT